TTACAAAAAGAAACGCTAATGGACAAACACGTTCAGGACTCTATTCTTTGTTCATACCTATGGAATGGAATTACGAAGGATACATTGATTCTTATGGGTATCCTGTCTTCGAAACACCATCAAAACAAGTGTTTGGACCTCATGGAATACCAATTAAGATCGGGGTTATTGAATACTGGGATAACGAGGTAGAAGGGTTAAAAAATGACCAAGACGGATTAAATGAATTTTATAGACAATTTCCGCGTACAACCAAACATGCTTTTAGAGATGAATCAAAAGAATCTTTATTTAATCTAACTAAGATTTATCAACAAATAGATTTTAATGAAGATTTAAAAAATTCTATTAGCATAACAAAAGGAGGTTTTCAATGGGAAAACGGTGACAAAAACAGTAAAGTTATATTTGTACCAAACAACAGTGGTAGGTTTTTGGTTTCATGGGTACCACCAATACATATACAAAATAGAGTTGTTTTAAAAAATGGTATATATTATCCAGGTAACGAACATATGGGCGCTTTTGGATGTGATCCATATGATATATCAGGTACAGTTGACAGAAGAGGTTCTAATGGATCTTTACACGGGTTAACTAAATTTAGCATGGAAGACGCGCCTCCAAATCATTTCTTTTTAGAGTATATATCTCGTCCACAAACTGCTGAAATATTTTTTGAAGACGTGCTTATGGCTTGTGTGTTTTATGGCATGCCAATATTAGCAGAAAACAATAAACCTAGATTATTATATTATTTTAAAAGAAGAGGTTATAGAGGTTTTGCTATGAACAGACCAGATAAAAAATATAATAAACTATCAGTTACTGAAAAAGAAATTGGTGGTATACCTAACTCAAGCGAAGATATAAAACAAGCACACGCTTCTGCAATTGAAACATACATAGAAGATTTTGTAGGATTAAAAGAAACAGGATATGGAGACATATATTTTCAAAGAACATTAGAAGATTGGGCTAGATTTAATATAAATAATAGAACTACTCATGATGCCTCTATAAGTTCAGGTCTTGCTTTAATGGCTTGTAACAAACATAGATACGCGCCATCTGTTAAAAGAGAATTTAAAAAAATTGAATTAGGCATTAAAAGATACAATAATAAAGGATATACATCAAAAATTATAAGTTAAATGAATATATATACAAACACCAATAGCGCCTTTCCTAGTCAAGTAGTCAGTGATGCTGAAAAAGCTAGCTTAGAATATGGAAGTCAAGTTGGTCAAGCAATAGAAAACGAATGGTTTGACCAAGGCAGAACTAATGGTAATAGATATTTAACTAATTGGAATAATTTTCACCAATTAAGATTATATGCTAGAGGTGAACAATCACCACAAAAATATAAAGATGAGTTATCTATTAATGGTGATTTATCTTACCTTAATTTAGACTGGAAGCCTGTGCCTATACTTTCTAAGTTTGTTGATATTGTTGTTAATGGTATATCACAAAAAAGCTATGATATAAAAGCATACGCTCAAGATCCTGAGTCAATAAGAAAAAGAACTAAGTACGCTTCAAGAATACATGAAGACATGATGTCTAAAGAATATCTTGAAAAATTAAAAAGTCAACTTGGTTTAGATTTATACCAAAGCCCTGATTTAAGTATTCTACCAGAGTCTGAAGAAGAATTAGAACTTCATATGCAATTGTCATATAAGCAAAGTATTGAAATAGCAGAAGAAGAAGCTATATCATCTATATTAGCTCAAAATAAATATGACTTAACTAGACGTAGAATAAACATGGACTTAACAGTTCTAGGTATTGCAGCTGCTAAAACAAGTTTCAATACAGCAGAAGGTATAACAATTGACTATGTAGACCCTGCGTATATGGTTTATTCATATACTGAAGATCCTAACTTTGAAGATATATATTATGTAGGTGAAGTTAAATCTATAACAATACCTGAACTTAAAAAAGAGTTTCCAGATATATCTGAAAAAGAGTTAGAAGAAATACAAAAAATGCCAGGTAATAGTCAATACATATCTGGTTGGGGTAATTACGATGAAAACACTGTTCAGGTTTTATATTTTGATTATAAGACATATCATAATCAAGTTTTCAAAATCAAACAAACAGACCAAGGTTTAATGAAAGCTTTAGAAAAAGATGATTCATTTAATCCTCCACCAAACGATGGCTTCGAAAGAGTTTCAAGATCAATAGAGGTTTTATACTCAGGAGCAAAAGTACTAGGAAATAACAAAATGCTTAAATGGGAACTTGCAGAAAACATGACAAGACCATTTGCTGATACTACTAAAGTAGAAATGAATTACAGTATTGTAGCACCTAGAATGTATAAGGGTAGAATAGAGTCTATTGTTAGTAAATGTATGGGTTTTGCTGATATGATTCAGTTAACGCATTTAAAATTACAACAAGTTATATCTAGAGTAGTACCAGACGGTGTTTATTTAGACATGGACGGTTTAGCTGAAGTTGATTTAGGTAATGGAACTAATTATAATGCTGCTGAAGCTTTAAACATGTATTTCCAAACTGGTTCTATAGTTGGTAGATCTCTTACTCAAGATGGTGATATGAACTCTGGTAAAGTTCCAATACAAGAATTAAATAGCTCTAGCGGTCAAGGTAAAATACAAAGTCTTATACAGACTTATCAGTATTACTTACAAATGATACGTGATGTAACAGGATTAAACGAAGCAAGAGATGGTAGTACACCAGATAAACAAACGTTAGTTGGTTTACAAAAAATGGCAGCTAATGCTTCGAATGTAGCTACAAGACATATAAAACAGTCTAGCTTATATTTAACATTAAGATTATCTGAAAATGTAGCTTTAAAAATAGGTGATGCTTTGCAATTTCCTTTAACTAAAAATTCTTTGCAAAATTCAATATCTACTTTTAATATAAGAACTTTAGAAGAAGTAATAAATTTAAATCTTCATGATTTTGGTATTTATTTAGAACTAGAACCAGACGAAGAAGAGCAAGCTCAATTAGAGCAAAATATACAAGTTGCTTTACAAAAAGGAAGTATTGATTTAGAAGACGCTATAGATTTAAGACAAATTAAAAATCTTAAGTTAGCTAATCAAATGCTTAAAATAAAACGTAAAGCAAAAGCTAAACAAGATCAAGCTAGCCAGCAGGCTAATATTGCTGCTCAAGGACAGGCGCAAGCAGACACAGCAGAAAAAACAGCTATGGCTGAAGTGCAAAAACAAGAAGCTATAATGGGTTCTAAAGTACAATTTGAGCAAGCTACAAGCCAAATGGAAATACAACGTATGGAAATAGCAGCGCAATTAGAAGCGCAAAAAATGCAAACAAAGTTTCAGTACGATATGCGACTTAAACAATTAGATGTTCAGGCAATCCAACAAAAAGAAGGAGCAATTGAAGATCGTAAAGATAAACGTAGCAAAATGGAAGCTACACAACAAAGTGAATTAATAAGCCAAAGAAAAAACGATGGCTTACCAATAGACTTTGAAAACCAACCCGGTCAGGGTATGCAAGCTTTCATGTAGAAAGTAACAACTATTTAATTATATTATATTATGTCAGAAGTAAAAACAAATGAACCTGTTAAGCAGGAAGGTGAGTTTAAACTTAAAAAGAAAACTCCAAAAAAATTAACTAAAACAAGTGACGAGCCTGTTAAAGTTAATATTAAAGAACCTTTAATTCAATTAGAGCCAGAGGTTAAAAAAGTAGTAATACCTAAACAGGAAGAAGATGCCATTCAAATCGGAGAAACAAAGGAAGTTCTTGTGGAAGAACCATCCGGAGATAGCATTAAGGTGGGAGAACAAGTACAAGAGCCCGTCGAAGATGTTAAAGAGTTTACACCAATCAAAGAAGTTGAAGTAGCTAAAGTAGAAGCTGAAGTTAAAGAAGCTATTAGAGATGAAAAAATTTTAGGTAAAAAATTACCTGAAAACATTGAAAAGCTAGTTGACTTTATGGAGGAGACAGGTGGAACTATTGAAGACTATACAAGATTAAATGCTGACTATAGTAACATAGATGATACTGCTTTATTAAAAGAATATTACAGAAAAACTAAACCACATTTAGATTCTGAAGAAATAGATTTTATAATGGAAGATAACTTCCATTTTGATACAGATCTTGACGAAGAGCGTGACGTCAAAAAGAAAAAACTCGCTAAAAAAGAAGAGATTGCAAAAGCAAAAAACTTTTTAGAGGAAACTAAGAAAAAATACTACGAGGAAATCAAGTTGAGACCCGGAGTAACTCAAGACCAACAAAAAGCTACTGACTTTTTCAATCGCTATAACAAGCAACAAGATGTAGCCGCTGAGCAACATAAAAAATTCAAGCAACAAACTAATGAGCTATTTAGCGACGAATTCAAAGGTTTTGATATAAAAGTTGGTGAAAAAAGTTTCAAGTATAATGTTCAGAATTTAGAAAAATTAGCAGAAAATCAATCAAACATTAATAATCTAGTTAAGAAGTTCTTAAACGAAGATGGAGATGTAGTAGATACTTCTGGTTATCACAAAGCTATATATGCTGCTGAAAATGTGGATAAAATTGCTAGTCATTTTTACGAACAAGGAAAGGCTGATGCCGTTAAAGACGTTGTCAACAAGTCTAAGAATTTATCATCTACTAAAGCTAGAAGCCAACAGGGTGAAGTTTTTGTAAATGGTTTAAAAGTAAAAGCGGTTAGTGGTTATGATTCTTCAAAACTGAAAATTAAAACAAGAAAATTTAACTAATTAAAAATTAAAAATTATGGCTTTAAGTCCTCAATTTGGTGGTATTGTGCCGTCGCAACTACAACAGTTGCTTCCAACAAACTACCTACAATTTAACAATGGAACAAATGACTTCGCTCAACAATATCTTCCTGAGATATATGAGCAAGAAGTAGAAAGATACGGTAATAGAACCTTATCTGGATTTTTAAAAATGGTTGGCGCTGAAATGCCAATGACATCTGATCAAGTAATTTGGTCTGAGCAAAATAGATTACATATTGCATATGATAATTGTACACTACCTGGTGGTGAAGTTATTGTTGTTGCTCCTGTTGCAGGTGCTGCAACTGTGCAAAACGTAATATCTGTAAATGATACAGTAGTTATTTTAGATACCGTAAGCGGTGCTGAAAATAAAGCTATTGTAACAGCAAGTGTACAAGCTGCTGGTGTTACTGATGGATCAATTACTGTTGCTACTTTTAATGGAGTTAACATTAATGGTAACTTTACTTCAGGTAACATTAAAGTATTTGTATATGGATCTGCTTATGCTAAAGGATCAAGTATGGTAAACGGTGGTAGTGTTGCTGCTGGTACTCAACCTAGAATTTCTGTAACTCCTTCATTTCAACAATACTCAAACTCTCCTGTTATAATTAGAGATCAATATATTATCTCTGGTTCTGATATGGCTCAAATTGGTTGGGTTGAAGTTGCAACTGAAGATGGTACTTCTGGATTCTTATGGTATTTAAAAGCTGAGTCTGAAACAAGATTACGTTTCGAAGATTACTTAGAAATGGCATTAGTAGAAGGTGAGTACAGTCAAATAGTAGCTGGAGCTGGAGTAGGATCAGGAGTAGTTCCTGGCACTGAAGGTTTATTTGCTGCTATAAACTCAAGAGGTAACGTAGAAGTAGGATTTACTGCTGCTGCTGGAATTTCTGAGTTTGATAACATACTTAAAAACCTAGATACTCAAGGAGCTATTGAAGAAAACATGTTATTCTTACAGAGACAAACATCTCTTGATTTTGATGATATGTTAGGAGCAATATCTTGGGGTGCTCAAGGTGGAACTGCTTTCGGTTTATTCGAAAACTCAGAAGAAATGGCGCTTAACTTAGGATTCTCTGGATTTAGAAGAGGTTCTTATGACTTTTACAAAACTGATTGGAAATATTTGAATGACGCTTCTACAAGAGGTGGTATTTCTGGTATCAACTCAATCGAAGGTGTATTAGTACCTGCTGGAACTTCAACAGTTTACGATCAAGTTTTAGGAACTAACATCAGAAGACCTTTCTTACACGTAAGATATAGAGCTTCACAAG